CTCTTGGTCGTTAGACGGAACCGACTTGACGTAGACCGGGCGCAGATCGACTCCTTGATAGAAGTCAGACCCACATGTCTCTCGAAAGTAACCAAAGACAAAGGATTTGTCAAGGTTAACTGAGAAACCGAAGAACTGCAGAGCCTCTACGAGTAGCGCATAAGCGCCGGGAGCGACAACGATGTCGTCCCCATATACTCGCAAGTTCGTAAGTTCTTCACCCGCTAAGATCGTACATGCCTTGGCTATAGCGTAGAAGAGAATAGACTCGACGGGAAACGTGAAAGCGTTCCCCATACTTGAGAATTTCTCATACGTATGCCAAGTTACTCCTTTGTCAAGAGTGTAGTTCTTGGATCTTAAATCGTCCAATAAAACAAACCACTCTCTAGGAAATAGCATGCGAACAACTTCAATGCTTACACAATCAGAGGCCGAGCTCAGATCGACGGTCGCCGCTTCAAGCGGTACCGAAGACCCAAGTTTGGCAGGGCCGTGGTTCCTTTCCTGATCGTCCAGAGTTACGCCATGTCGGCGTAACCTTTTGGACAGGTAGGAATCCACTCCCTTCTGCATGTAAACATTTAATGAAGGTTCAATCGCTATTGTACGATCGACAACAGCAGTCTTTGCGACTGTTGTTAGACGATTCCCGTCCACTATGTCATAAGTACACCCCTCTGTCACCAGAGCCTGTTTCCATGGCTCACAATGATTTAGGAAGAACTTGACGTATGGTACGGCTTCTCGTGTCACGGAGTGCGGTCCCTTAACCTTGTAATACAGGTTTCGGTGCGCTGGCTCCGTTGACGAAAAGGTAAATCCAGGGCCGAAGCCTGCGGATGCAGCTATTTTAAATAGCTGGATATGCCCAAGCGGACCAACGATATCTTCAATGATATCGCGAGTCCTTGAAACTATGTGTTGGATGTCGTCAGACAGCCAACCTAGTTCCTTAGAGTAGAACGAAAGGCGCTCGTTAGTTTCTCTACAAGTCACTTCTGACTCGAGAAATTTGGCGATCGCTGCATCCTTCCTACCCTGGGCAGTTGTGCCAGGTGAGTCCACGTTCTTTTTATAGAACGCGTTCAACTGGCGCCAAGCCGCAAGCTCTAGGAACCCGACCGATGCTGATTCTGCTTGGTCGAGTTTCAAATCGATGTAGGCCAGAGCATCTCCAAGTCGATCCGACGTTATAAGGAATATTATTTCCCGTCGGGCTTCTTCCGGAAGATGATGGCCAAGATCGATAAGACCTTGGATGATGATGTTATCAAGACGGGGACGATTCTTAAGATTCGTCCGATTTGGCTTTGCCACAATTGTCTCCT